GATAATAGTCCAATTGAAATTCAAAAAGAAACTGTAGCTCATTTAGTTTCTAATATGAATAAATTTGAAGAAGGTAAGGGCAAAGCATTTAGTTATTTTAGTATTGTTGCCAAAAATTACCTTATTTTTCATAACAACGGAAATTATAAAAAATATAATCAACATGTAAATATTGCGGATACACCAAGTGAATCTTCAGTATGTTTACAAACAGTTGATTCTCACCATAAAGATACTGAAACCAATGAGTTTCTTAAATTGATGGTTGATTATTGGGAAAGAAACATCGGACGTATTTTTACTAAACAACGAGATTTAAATATTGCGAATGCCGTAATAGAATTGTTTAGAAACTGTGATAGAATCGATGCTTTTAATAAAAAAGCACTATATCTCTATATAAGAGAAATTTCTAATTGTAAAACTCAACAAATTACCAAGGTTATAAATAAAATGAAGAGTTATCAAAAAGTAATTGCTCAGTCTTATTTGGATAGAGGTAAATTAAATTGATAGCGTAATTATTCAAATCCATATCTATTTATAGGTATGGATTTAGATTTTGAACTATATAAAGGTAAGAGATATTCAAACTTACTTAAAGATGTTGTAATTAATTCTGAACAGAAAAAAGATCAAATTGATATCTTAGTATCTGATTTAAGAAGTATGATTAAAACACCAAATGATGCTATTGTCATCGTTCCTCTCATCAAAGATTATTTGGATGTTGGAGTAAGAAATGATGAACAATTAGTAAAACTAGCTGCAATAGTACAAAGATTAGTAAGCAACGATAATAAAGGTGCAGAAGAAGTAGGTGGATTATCAGAAGAAGAAAGACAACAATTAATGGCTGAAGTTGGGAAAATTACCGAAACAATGAATACACCATTAGAAATAAAGAAATAATATGCCATATTTTAATATTAAATCGTCTCCAATTAGTTTTGGACAATTAAACAATATTGGATTGTCTGTTGGTAATCAATCAAGTAATACAACTTCTACAAATGAATTTTACGAATTAGAACCAGCAATTGTATTGGATGTAATTTTAGATGAAACTCATCCTGAGATAGTAAATAAAAGACATTTAGTAGATTCAAGAAACATTCCACAAAATTACAAAGGTGAACAGCCTACTAATAGAGATATAGATTACACTTATATTGGTGCGTGTAAAGTAAGATTGTGTTTTTCACAACAAGGATTAGAAAAAGAAAAACTATCATGGGCATTTCCAATAGAATCAACTGGAATAGTTGAATATCCATTATTAAATGAAGTTGTAATTGTTGTAAAATATTTAGATAAATTATTTTATACCAGAAAATTAAATTTAAATGGATTTATTAATCAAGAATCTAATTTTAGATTGGAATCTTTTTATGGAAATAATACAGGAAATAAAGATTTAGTATCTGATGATGATATTAAAACCGAATCTGTTACTGGTCCAAAGTCTTTAAATTCACATAAAAAGATTGCCAACAATCAAGTTAAAGGAGTATTAGGTTCATATTTCTTATCAAATTCTAAAATCAGAAAATTAAGAAGATATGAAGGAGACACTACAATCGAAAGTCGTCATGGACAATCTATTCGTTTTAGTGCTTATGATAATATAAGAGAAAATGATAAAGGTTTTTATCCTGATTATAAAGGCGATTCTACTGTAAATACACCAAATGAAGGATGTGGTAATCCGATGGTTTTGATCAGAAACCGTCAACGAAAATTATCATTGGATAAACCCATAGTAGTTCATCCCAAACTTCCTCCGATTCCATCAATTATAGATTCACAAAAAAATGTTGGTGGATTAATAGATGAAGACATCAATCATGATGGTAGTTCAATTTATATTACATCTGGATTGACAAAATCAAAATGGAGAACAACTTGTTATAAATCTATATTTCAAGCAGGTAAAGAAGAACAACCACTATTTTCTCCAAATGGTTCTACATCATTTAATTTTGATATAGAAAATTTAAAAGGAGATCAAGTCGTAATTAATACTGATAGATTAATATTGAGTAGTAGATTCGGAGAATCATTACATTTTTCAAAAGAAAGATATGGAATTGTAACAGATAGTGAATATACAGTTGATGCACATGATCAAATTGTAATGACTACAAACAATAAAACAGTATTTAATAGTCCTGCAATTTATTTGGGACAATATGGACAGACAAATGAACCAGTTTTATTAGGTCAAACTACAGTTGATTGGTTATATGATTTATGTAATTGGTTATTAGATCATGTTCATTGGTATCAACATGTTCATGATAGATCTCCAGGACCGAATCCCGATAAAACTCAAGAATCTGTTCAGGATAAACAATTAAAGTTTTTAAGAGATAATCTTGATAAATTAATGAGTAGACGAGTATTTGTTACTGGCGGAGGTTATGCGCCTGGTGCTGATGGAGTAACTCCAGAAGGATTTAAAAATTCTACTAAACCAGTATCTGTCAACATAGTCTCAGGTGAGGGATTGCCTGGAGGTTTTAAAGGAAAATTGAGAAGAGAAGGTCCAGTAGAAATTCAATTTGAACAGGTATGATAAATAATATTACAGAATTCAAAGATATTGATCCAGCATTACCTGGTCCGCCTACGGAAGCATCAAATGGATTGAAATTTGCAATAGCAAAAAAAGCAGATATTGCTTCAAACATACCAAAACCTGCAATTCCTGCTATTCCTGATATACCAAAACCTGCAATTCCATCTGTTCCACCTTTACCTAGTGTACCATCAGTTCCTAATATATCTACACCAAGTTTACCTAATGTATCTGGTATAAGTACACCATCTGTTCCACCATTACCTAGTGTTCCAAATGTACCTTCTGTTGGAATGCCCAAAGTATCTGCTCCAAATTTTAATCCTCAACATTTTAGTCCGGGTAAAATTGCAGGAAAAAGTGTTGATAGATTAACTGGTGCAGTAAAATCTGTTGGAAATTCAGCTAGTAAAGTTGTTAGTAAATTGGGAGGTGGTATTGGTGGCGGGGTGGGCGGCGCATTAAGTGGAGCAACAGGTGGTGCGATTGGTGGAGCAGTAGGAGGTGCTTTTTCTGGTGGTGTAGCTGGTGCAGTAGGCGGAGGTATTGGTGGTGGAGTAGGTGCTGGTATCGGCAGTAAACTTGGTGGAGGATTAGGAGCCGGTATTGGTGGAGCTGTAGGTGCAATTGGGGGAATTGCATTAGCTAAGAAGATAAAATCTGGTATTGGCAAACGAATAAAAACCGTAAAAATACCTAAACCACCTACGGCAGAACAAATAAATAACAAAATAAATAATACAATCCCAAAAGTTTAATGATAATTATATAGTATATGAAAAGCAATGAATTAAAAGAAATAATTAGATCAATAATTAAGGAAGAATTGGATAAAACCTTACCTACTTTAATTCCAAAAGTATTGACAGAAATTCTTTCTGGAAAACAATCTGATGTAATACAATCAAATCAAATTGTAAAAAACACAATTCAAGAATCGGTTCAAAAACCAAAAGAAATTAAAAAATATTCAAGTAATCCAGTTTTAAATGAGATTTTAAATCAAACAGTAGTTAAAATACCAAATGAAGGGTCAATTGCAGGACTTGATTCTACTTTTAAATCACAAGCATTTTCAGGTATGCAAATCAATGAAACGATTGAAACTCCTCAACCTGTTGCTCCTGTAACAGAAGAACAAGGAAAAGTAATGAATGTTCTTAATAGAGATTTTAGAAGTTTAATGAAAGCAGTAGATAAAAAGAAACAATCCGGTTCTGTAGGATCTGGAATGGTATCAATGGGATAATATGAATCCAATAGGACTTACATTACCACTTCAAATTGGTAGAAATGGATACTTTGAACAAAGTTATGATACTTTGACTCAAGTAAAATCCAATATTACTAATTTGTTAAAAACCAAAAAAGGAGAAAGACGAATGAATCCCAATTTTGGTTCTGGTTTACAAGAATATCTATTTGAACAGAATATTATAGATTCTCCTGATATAGTCAAACAAATTATTACGGATGAAATCAACAATTATGTTCCTGGTGTAACTGTAAATAAAGTGGATATTGGTATATCTAATCAAGAAAAAAATGAACTTACAGATAGTTATATATTATATATAAAAATACAATTTACGGTTAATAATCAAACAGATACACTTAATTTGACAGTTAATCAAAATAATATATAATTATGGCAGATATTATACAAAAGTCTTTTAACAATTCCCGTAGAGATATTAAATATCTAAACAGGGACTTTTCTTCTTTTAAAGCATCTTTGATTGAATATTCAAAGACCTATTTTCCAAGAACATATAAAGATTTTAGTGATGCATCACCTGGTATGATGTTTATTGAAATGGCATCTTATATTGGTGATGTTCTTTCTTATTATACCGATTATCAATTCAAAGAATCATTAATGCCATATGCCGAAGAAAGAAAGAATGTTCTTGCATTAGCAAATTATCTTGGATATAAAACAAAACCGACAAAATCTTCTACTACAATCATTGACTTATATCAATTGATTCCTGCGACTAAAGATACAGATAACAATTATATTCCAGATAATAATTATGCTCTTAAAATAAGAGAGTATATGGAAGTTTCAAATGAAAGTGGCGTAAGTTTTATAACAACCGATCCCGTTGATTTTTCCCTTGATAGTAAATTTTCACCAAGAGAAGTTACTGTTTATTCAAGAGATGACTATGGAGTACCACAATTTTTCTTATTAAAGAAGTCAACAAAAGTTATTGCGGGAAAAATTACAACCGCATCATTTACTGTAGGTACTGCGGTACCATTTTATAAAATATCATTGTCTGAAAATAATGTTATTGATATAATAGATGTAAAAGATAGTGATAACAACAGATGGTATGAAGTTGAGTATTTAGCACAAGATTTAGTATTTACTGAAACAGAAAATACCGATTTTACTAATAATAATTATGTTCAATATTCATCTGAAGTTCCTAAGTTAATTAAAAGTTTTAAAACATCCAGAAAATTTGTAGTAAATGTTACTGCGAATAATACGACATATCTTGAATTTGGTGCAGGTACAGATGCAACTTCTGATGAAGTAATATATCCAAATTCAGAATTGATAGGCGTAGGATTACAAAATATTAGTAATTTGAATTTAAATTATGATACTAGCAAATTATTAAATTCAGAAACATTTGGACAATCTCCATCAAATACGGTATTAACTGTACAATATTTAGTTGGTGGAGGTTTATTATCCAACTCACCATCTGATACAATTAAGAATATATCTTCAGTAACATATTTAAACGATACTACAGGTTTAACACCATCTCAAAATTCATTATTAACTACTGTAAAAAATTCATTAAGAATCTCCAATCCAAATCCTGCGGTTGGTGGACAAAACGAAGAAAGTGTAGAGGAAATAAGACAAAATGCTTTGGCTAATTTTGGTTCGCAAAATAGAACAGTAACTGTAGATGATTATGTTTCTAGAGTATATTCAATACCACCTAGATTTGGTTCTATTGCAAAAGTAATGGTAATACCAAATTCAGATTTATCAATTTCTACAAATCAAACATTATTAAGTGGATTTATAAATAACGAGAATCAAACAACATTAATTGATAATAGTCTAGAAAATAATTACAGAAAAGTAAATTTTGATGTATCAAATCCATTTAGTTTGAATTTATATGTTTTGAGTTATAATTCAAATAAAAATTTGACACAAATTAATGATGCATTAGTCTATAATATTAGACAATATTTACAAAAATATAAGATTATTTCAGATAGTATCAATATTATTGATGGTTATATTATTAATATTGGCGTAGACTTTAAAATTTTAGTTTATAACAATTTCAATAAAAAAGAAGTATTGGATCAATGTCTTCAAAAAGCTAAAGATTTTTTCAATATAGATAAATGGTATTTTAACCAACCAATCAACATTAATCAATTTGAATTGGAATTAGCAAAAGTTGAAGGAGTGCAATCGGTGGCTGAAGTAAAGTTAAAAAATCTTACTCAAAATGATGGGGATTATTCACCTCATGAATATAATTTATTGGAGGCAACACATAATAAGATTATATATCCATCACTAGATCCTTCAGTATTTGAAGTCAAATTTCCAGATAATGATATAAGAGGAGCGGTAATTTAATAAATTTATCATTAAAAGTCTTATAAATTTCATACTTATATTTATATAATAGAGTATGCACACATTTATATTTCCAAAACAAGACACATTCATAACTAATGAAACTGGTTATGCCGATAAAAATTTTGGAATTGACGAAATTTTAGAATTAAAAGCCCAAAATCAATTAGTAAGTAATGTAACTTTTTACAGTTCAGCAAGTCTTTCCGGTAGTTATTCAACTTTTGATGTATTGAATTATACAGGAAGTATTTCTGGGAGTTATATATCAGGAGCTGCAGAATCATCAAACATATATGTTAGTGGATCATCACAATTCAGATCAACTAATTATAATGGATATGTATCAGGAACATATGGTGCGGGTATATCAATAACATCGAGTTTAACTAATTATAATGGACCAGTAACAGGTAGTATTAGTGGAAGTATAGTAGGATCTTTCACTGGTTCAATTTTCTTTGCTAGTGGATCGTTAACTAATTTTGATGGTTGTATAAACGGAACATTGCAAGGAACACAAAGCGTATACGATCCAATTACAAATTTTACAAATGATCCTGAATTTAGTAGAATTTTGATTCAATTTGATTTAACTTCGATTTCAAGTTCTCTTTTAAGTGGAGATATAAACAATGGATCTAAATTTTTCTTAAAATTAAAAGCATCTTCTACAAGTGAAGTGCCATTGGATTATAAAATATATGCATATCCAGTTAGTAAAAGTTGGGATATGGGTATAGGAAGATATGATACTGAAGGATTAGGTAGTTTTGGTGCTAGTTGGTATTATAATACTACTCAAAATACATCTAGTTTATGGTATACACCAACTGCATCTTCAGTAACATATAATTTTAGTGATTATTTATTAACTTCAAGTTTCGGATCATCATCTTTTCAAAATGGTGGTGCAACTTGGTTTTATAATGTACCATCAACATATTCTCAATCAACATCAAATGTATCTTCATCATTTTATAATGTATCAAGTGCATCTGTTTATATATCATCATTTTGTTCATCATCATTGAGTGGTAGTTCTTTAATATGTTCGCAATCATATTCTTATAGTACATCCGACATTTATATGGATGTTACACCAATCGTAAAAGGATGGATATGTGGATGTATACCAAATAATGGATTCATTTTAATCAGTTCTCTTGAATTGATTCAATCAAATGATATAAATTCTACTATTAGATTCTTTAGTAAAGAAACTAATACTATTTACCAACCATATTTGGATGTACAATGGGATGATAGTACTTATTCTACAGGTAGTTTAATACCATTAACAGGATTTAATCCATATACTGTAGTAGTTAAAAATGTGGGTAAAGAATATAAATTTGGAAGTATACCTCGTATAAACATATTTGCGAGAGAAAAGGCACCACTTAAAAACTTTGTTAAAGGATATCAACAAAGTCAATATTTAAGTTCAAGTTTATTACCATCTGATTCATATTATGCTATTAAAGATAATGAAAGTGAAAATTTTGTAATTGATTTTGATGATTATACAAAGTTAAGTTGCGATGGCACAATTCATTATTTTAGATTAGATACAACTGGTTTACCTGTGGAAAGATATTATAGAATTTTAATAAAAACAGAAATTAATGGTGAAACTGTAATATTTGATAATGGAAATATATTTAAAATATCGAGATGAGTATACAATCACAAATAAATGATTTTTTGTTGACAGGCCAATTCACTAATAATATTGATGAATTTGGAAATGTTAACTTATATGTTAGTTCAAGTGAAGCAAATGAACAATACATTGTGTTTCCGTTGATAAATTTTAATTATAAAAAAGAAGAGATTGAAAATTTATATGATGTAAACATTACAGAAACACAAACAGAAAATCAGGTTCAAAAACAAGTATTAGATCAAACATTCTTGAATGAATATAATAAAGTATTAAGTGAAAATCAAGATTTGAAGGAAAAACTAAATCAATTAGTTGATGAAGTACAATCCGATCCTTCTAAATCACAATTAAGTGCGGCAAGAGATTTAATAGTAGAATTAAGAATTAAATTAAAACAGGGGACTAAATCAGAAGATTTTTCCGATGAGTTTCCTTTTAATTTAAAATCTGAAAATTAATAATTTATGGCATTTCCATTTCCAACGATATCATCAAATAGTGGATCACTAAATAGTGGTTCTTATTTTTTACAAAATGATTTGGACACATTTATCGATACTCCATTTCAAGAATATTATTTTGGAAATTCCGAACAAGATATTATTGAATTTAGTGTATATGATATTGATGGCAATATCAATGTATGGAAATACATACCAGTTTCAAGTACATATAATGTATTAAATAAAACATATAGAGATGTTGATAACAATACATTAACTTATAGTTACAAACAATACAATAGCAATTATACTATTGCATTCAATAAAAATATTTTATTGAGTATACTTCAAGATTTTTCCGGTTCAAATATAG